TCTTGCCAATCCACAGCCGCTCATAGGAGTCACGCTCGCCGACGCTCATCACGCGAATGAACACGTCACCGCCCCACTCGGGCACGGTGATCGGTCCCATGAGCCCGGCGTCGTTGCTCGCGAGAATCTGCTCTGCCGTCAGTGTCGCCATGTGTCACTCACCTCACGATGGATACGTAGCGGTCACGCCGACCGTATCCATCACTCTGAACCGGTGGTCAAATTGCCAGACGCCGTTGAGCTCGCCACGAACCTCGGCACCGAGGTAGACGCAGTCCGCATCGAACACCGTGAACGTGCTCGATGTGGCGGTGCCTTGGTCGTCCTGCGCCGTCACGGTGAGGCGAGCCCGCACGCCGTACTGGCTCTCAGGCACCGCCGTGCGGGTGAACGCAGGCAGCGTGACCTCGCCCAGGTCGAGGGTCCACCGTGCCGTGCGAGCGGCAGGCATATCGCGGACGAGATCGAGCGTGACGCTACTGACTTGCTGGACGGCGGTGCCGCCCCACGTGACAGCAACTCCCGAGACTCGCGTAGCCATGACGGACCTCCGTCACGGTCAGCGAGCCACGGTGATCGTCGCCTGGCCACGGATCGCGTCGTTCGTCGCGAGCGTCAGCGTGCTCGACGACACGGTGGCGGCCTTGCCGTTGATTAGCGTAGTGCCGCCGGTCGTGATCGTGATTGTGCCCGTCGCAGCGTCGAGGATGATCGTCTTGCCGAGGTAGTCGAACGTGACCGAGCGGCCCGTGCCGCCGTCGTCGGCCGGGATCACGAGCGGACGGCTCAGCGTCGCCAGCGTCTCGCCGGTCGTCTGCCCGAGGTGCCCCACGTCCACGGTCGCCTCGGCGGCGGCACCTGGGTTCGCATTGCTGATGACGATGTTGGTCACCGTGTAGACGGTGCCGAACAGGTTGAGGACCGTTCCGGCGCCGTCATGGGGAGTCGAGGGGTTGCTCACGGATCAGGTCTCCTGCCAGAGGATCGTGTACGTTTGCGTGACCGAAAACACCGGAGGCAGGTCGCCACCTGCCAACTGTACGAACCCGTCCTGCTCGTTCTGCAGCGCGACGTGTCGCACCGATATTGATGATGACACGGCATTCCCCCACCCATCCAGTTTGGAGCGGCAGGCGTCAGCCAGCTCTCGGACGGCTTCGTAGGTCTCGGCGTAGAGCTCCAGGGCGAGCGTCACGACAGGCAGCCCGCCACGGGTGTTGCCGAGCGTCGTCTCACGGGTGACCGCCTGACGCCGCCACGTCGCCAGCGGGAGGGCCGCCGAGGCTGGGGCGAGGACGGGGTAGATGCGGGTGCCGAGAATCGCGGCCACCGTCGCGTCGGCGAGCAGGGAGTCGGCGACGGTCTTTTCGGGTGACTTGAATGCCATGTTCGGGATCGGCTTTCGCCTATCCCGAACCTATGGAGTCACACCCCCACCCTTGCAGTTATCAAACGACGAAACATCGGTGTTATCAGAGCGTTCCCGTAGCCGACCGGGTCAGCGTGCTGAGAGCACGCTCCAGCGAGATTCTCAGTTCACGCTGGAGGATCTCGGCGACGGTCGTGCCGACCTCCTCCCACGTCGTCTTCAGCGGCGGCTGGCCGAGGATGCCGCCAGCCCGCAGACCCTTGATCGTGATCGGCGTTGCCGACCGCTTGAAGAACGCTTGCGGGTAGCCGGGCGTCGTCTGCACTCGCTGCCCTTCCTCGCCTCGGGGCGGTCGGGGAGTCGGCTGAATCTTGAACGGTCCGAGCTTATTGAACGACGAGGCGTAGTAGGCGTTCTGCCCGCTCACTTGATGAGCCCGCACAGTCGTGACGCTGCCGCTGCGGTTGCGTCTGGTGTGCGACTTGCGGGCATACGGCGTGTTTGAGAGCTTGTCGATGACGGTGTCTTTCGTGCCTTGCTCCAGCCAGAACTGGTGGAACGCACGGTCCGATCCTTTGCGAACTCGACCGCCCTGAGCCGACTCGCTCGCACCCTTCCCCGCACGCTTGTAGCCGAGCAGCCCGACCGCGTTGCCGTCCTTTGAGTACCGCACGATTTTCACCGATGCCGCACGCTTGAGGTTGCCGGTCGGTCCCTCGGGCGTGTTTTGCTTCAGACGCTCCAGCGCTGGGGCGAGCGCCTTTTTCAGCGCTTCTTCGATGATGCGAGCCTTTTCGGGCGGCTCTAGGATGCGACCGATCGCCGTCTGCAACTCTCGCAGTTCGGCGATCTCTGCCGTGATCGTGATTCCTGCGGTCGCCATCAGTCGATATCCTCCACGCACAAGAGCTCGTGCTCGGTGCGGTTGTTGTGTTCGAGGAGCGACGTGATTTCGAGGATGCGGCCACGCCACGAAAGACGCATCAGTTGCGTCAGCCCCGTCACGTATCGCATCCGCACACGGTGCGTCACCTCGGTCTGCTGCTGCCCGGATTGGAGAACCTCGCGACCGGACAGCCCCTCAACGCTCGCCCACACCTCGGCGAACGTGCCCCACGTTTGCACTGTCTCACCGATGCGATTCCGCGTGGCGGTCGCCTGCTGGATCGTGACTCGCTCACGGAGCCGACCAGGATCAATCGCCATACATCACCAACGTGTAGGACGACGTGCCAGCGGTTGCGTCCACGCTCACCTGGAGCGAGGTCTCGGTCGCACCGACCTCCGAGACGGCACCTTGCTCGGCACGCGACATCACGAGCGGCTTGCCCGTGGCACCGCCGACGCACTTCACGAGCGTTGCGCCGGTCGCCGAGAACACGATCCGAGAGACCGACGAGAACGATACGGCAGAACCCGACGCCGCCGTGTACCCAGGCGAGGCGAGCGTGATCGTCACAGCAGACGTGCCGCACGTGCCAGAGACGACGGCGATCTTGCCCGACGTGTACTCGTTCGAGGTTTGGAGCGACACGACCTTCGTCGAGGCTACACCGGTAGCCGACGCCGTATCGGTGAACTGTGAATCGACGATGATGCGTCCGATCACGTGTAGCTCCCCCACTTCACGCTGTCGAGCAACGCCTTCACGCCAAACGGCATCTCGGAGAGCGACACAGAGTCGGCCGCCATGCGTCGCTCATACCACTGACCGACTAGCATGAGGATCGCCGCCTTGACCCGTGGCGACACCTTGCTGCCGTCGTCGCCACGCCCGCCCCACCACGTGACCGTGACGCTGCCGTAGTCGAGAAGGTGGCTCGGCCACGATCCGCCGTAGAGCGTACGCAGCGTGCCGGGTTTCGCGTCCCGATCGACGCGGTACTCGGTCGTCGAGAGCGTCGCCGTGTTGCCCGCCTCGCTCGCGGTGTAGACGATCGACACCGCCGTGCGTCCGGTGGTCTGGCTCATCGGCGGGCGGGGGAGTTCGATGACCGCCGGAAACGCATCGAGCCGCATGACGTACTGCGTATCGACGAGCGTCTCGTCCATGTAGACCTCGCAATATTCACGCGCAGCCGACACGAGAGCAGCGACATAGGAATCGTCGCTGTTGTGGTCGATCCGCAGATGAGCCTTGGCGTCGGCGACACTGACCGGCTCGACGACCGGCTGCGTGGCGACCTTGAGCGACCGATACCGCTTGCCGTCATTCATGGCGTCGCCCCCTGCGTCGTGGCGTCACGTCTGCCCGCTCCGCGACCGGCTCCACCGCTGCCGTCTCGATCAGTGATTGCTGCGTCTCCCGCTTCGCGTAGCCCCACGCGAAGAGCCTCGCGGCGAAGGACTCGTCCACCTCGACGAGCTCGCCCGCCTTGTAGGCACCGTAGGCACGCAGCATCCGCACTCTGATTGTGTTCACTCGCCGACCCTCCATGCAGTTTCCGGCGGTCGCTTCGTCCGCTGCCACGAGGTCGTGTGCTGGAACACCGGACCCGAGAAATCCTTGCTCGGCCACGAGATCACGTACTCGCCGTGACCAATCACGACGCGAGGCGTGATGAAGAGCCTGTTGCCTGACGCTTTGAACTGACGCCAGAACCACAAATCGTCATCAATTCGTCCGTCTCCCCAGCCGCCCTCAGAGTCGGGCTTTGAGTGGAACCACGGCTTGAGGGTGCGCCGCAGCGCCCTGGTCGAGATGATCGTGCAGCCGAAGTGCGCCGTATCCACCTGCTGAACCGGCTCGGCAAACCACGACAGCGGCAGTTCGGTTTTTCCGTCGGCGGGCGGGTCGTCCATCGTGTCGAGGAGCGTGAGCATCGGCCGCCCGTCCTCGCGTTTCGCTTGGATCGGGGCGAGGGCGTCGCACTGGCAAGTCATCGCGATCGCGAACAGACGCTCGATGTCGGAGCGGGTGACGAAGGTATCGTAGTCCAGCGTGATGATGTACTCGGTAGTCGGGGCGAACTCTTCGAGCATCCGGGTGAGCACCTGTGCCCAGAACGCACCCTGCCCGAGCGTCGGGCGGATATGCAGCGGCATGAGGCTTTCAATGAACGCGAACACGTTCGTGAGCGGCCCGAACCTCGGAGCCGACAGCACCGCCTCGGCACGAACCTCGACCGACGTATCGCCGACCTGCACGATCACGCTAGAGCCTCCAAAGCGAAACGGCGGGCGGCTCGTCGCCACCCGCCGCTCACTGTGTCGGTCGTGTCAAGCCGATCAGCCGCTGACCGTGGCGTTGACGCCCTTCGCGGAAGCCGAGACGGGACCGTCGCTGCCCTTGCCGAGCCGAGCGACCGTGTAGACGGTGCCGGTCGTGTACGGCGTGGCGGTGACCTTGAGGTAGCGCTTCTTGCCACGGCAGTCCACGTCCATCCGCACGACCACGTCGCCAGCCGTGGCGGTCGGCGTCGGGATCGTGAAGCCGCCGGTGCCGCCGCCGACGAACTCGGTCACGTCGGAGTAGGACGAGTTGTTGTCGGACTCGGCGAGCTTCAGGACGGTGAACGCCGCCTGGCTCGTGTAGCCCGCATTCGCCCACGGCTCCTGGCACACGTCGAGCGACACGTACTCATACCCGAGACGGTCGATCACCAGCGTGTGGGTCTGCGCCGCAGTCAGGTTCTCGGTGTGGCCGACGACGGACCTCGTGGCTTCGAGATGGTTCACTGTTCAGATCTCCTCGGAGGGTTGAAAGTCAGTCAGTCGGATCAGCCGAACTTGAGAGCCACGACCGGGCCAGCCTTCGTGGTCGAGCCCACGTCATGCACGACGATCGCGTTGCGGGTCGTGGCGAACGTGAGAACCTGGTCGTATTCGACGTAGCGCTCGGACGCCGTGCGGATCTGGATCGCCCGACGCTCGCCGTAGACGGCGGCCTGCGAGAGGTCGCCGAAGAGGCAGGCCACCTCGCCGCTCGAATCGTCGAGCGAGGAGTGCATCGAGTGAACCAGCGTCACGGGGTAGCCGAGGAACCGCTCGCCGAATCCGGCGGCCACGTCGCTCGTGCTGTTTCCGCCGGGGCCAGAGGCACCGCCTGGCAGCATCGCGAGCCGCAGCATCGCCGAGCCCCAACCAGCGGGCGAGATGAAGAACCGAGCATTCCGGCGGGCGTAGATGGGCAACTTCGCGACCATGTCGGTGAAGTTTTTCATCGTGAGCTCGCCGTAGGTGTCCTCGGTGCCAGCGGTCGTGCTGACGACCGACGCCGAGTGCTTCGATTCGAGGATCTTCTTCGTGATGCCCTGCACACCGTGGTAGGTGCTGGTGCCATCACCGACGAATCCCGCGTTATCCACCGCCTCGGCGAACGCCTGCGCCGTTTCCACGGCCATGAGATCGGCGAGGTCGATGACGGAGTCTTCGAGCAGGCTGTTCGGAAGCCTGTTCGCCACGCCCCAGATCTTCGCCACGAGCTCGATGTTGTCGAACGTCACGTCGCTCGCGAGCACCTCGGCGTTCTCGCCGACCGGCCGAGCAGCGAGCCCACCGGTGCGACGGGCGATGTTGAGCGTGTCGCTCGACATCGGCACGCGACGAGCGAACTGGGGATACACCCCAAATTCCTCGACCAATCTCACGAGCTCTTGGGCAAGTTCGGGGCTAGTCAGGACACCGCCGAGCGAGTTGACGCCGCCAGCCTGGGCGCGGCTCTCGACGCCGTGATCGACGCACCACCGACGGGCCTCGGCGTCGCCGAAGACGTAGCCACGCAGGTGCATGCCAGCACGGTACGCGGACTCGGCGCTACGGAACGCCTTGAGCGGGCCGTGGCTCACGGGGATCGCGGGGACGGTACGCTTCTCCACGGGGCTCTCCTCGGTGACGGCAGCCTTCTCGACCGCCTTGGCAGGGGCACCACGCTCCAGAACGGCACGCAGTTCGAGCTCCTTCGCCTGCACGCGCTGCAGGAACTCGATCTGCTCGCGGAGCTTGTCGGCACGGGTTTCGAGCGAGCGGAGCGAAGCCTCCTGCTCCTCGGTCATCGGCTCAGCGCCGTCCTCGGCCGGGGTCTCGCTCATCGCTTCCATCTCGGCGACGACAGCGGCGAGTTCGTCGAGCAGTGCCTTGATCTTGTCCACGAGCGTGACTCCTTGGTCGGGATGCGGTGACGCTCACGCCACCTATCACCGAAACTACGGAGCCAGACCGGCACCCATCCAGTCACGACGGGGCGTTAGTAAACAACTTTCGCCGCCTGACCTCGACCGCCAGGAGCGTCTGCTTGTCGGTCGCACCGCACCTCGGACAGCGCAGATATCGCGTCTGGTAGTCGCCAGACCGCTGACTCGACGCGATCACGTACGCACCGTCCCGGCACTTCGGGCACGAGTCGCCACTAGCGGCCATGCTGGGTCAGGTACTCGCGGAGTTCTCTGGCACGGGCAGCCGCAGCCATGCGGCGATGAGCCTCGGCGTCACGCTGCCGAACGAACGCATCGTAGGACCGCTGGGCGACTTTCACGTCGGCATCCGGGTACGCCGGGAACGTTACCGGCCCGACATCGAGGAGCGAGTCGATGCGGTTGATGACCCTGACGCTGCGCCCGTCCTCGACGCTCCACGCGTCACCGCCCGACGGCACCGTGAACGAGAACGACGAGCCCTTGACGATGCCCGCCCGGATGTTGCTCGCGATGTCCCGACCGTACGTCGTGTCAGGCACCGGGAACTCGTACCGCAGCCCGATCTCGTCCACGCTCATCGACAGCGTGCCTGGATACCGTGCCAGCGGGTAGTTCGCGTCGTGATTCCAGAGGGCGCGCGTCTCCAGCGGCTTCCGTCGCCCGCGCCGCTCAGCGACGATGCCGAACGCACCGGGATCGATCCGCTCAACGAAGTCGCCGAGGTCGAGGCTCAACACGCCGAACTTCGCCGCGTAGCCGACGATGTACTCACGCTCGGTGCCGTCGTCCTCGCTGCGGCTCTCGACCGCGAGCAGCGGCACCGCCGACTCGACTTCGTCAATCGCGAGGGAACGTCGCTCGATGTTCATCGTGTGGCTCCTGTCGTTCTCGTCCGCTGCCTCGATCTGCCGCGTCAACTTGCTCGCCCATGCCTGCCCCGGATCGCCGCCCCAGAGAGCCCAGGCGATCCGACCCGCGCTCGGAAACCCGTCCTCGCCGGGGCTCCATCCCTGTCCTTGCTTGTCCACCTCGTGCCGGGCGAAGTAGCTCGCCATCCGCTTCGCTGTGTCCGGTGAGATGTTCGTGCCGTTCGATAGGTCGCGTGCTCGGGCAATGCCGACTGCCGTGCCTCCTCGGCCGTATTCGCTTCGCCACGCGAGACCCTTCGCAGCCTCTTCACGCACGCCAGCCGGGGGCGCGAAGTCGATGTGGTCATACCTAGCCACGCTTCCGCCTCGCCGATTTTGAGCCAGTCTCTTTCGCAGCGAGCTCGTCCTGCGGCTTATCGCTGCCGCCATGAGCTTGCGCATTCTTGAGGTCACCGAGCCTGTCGGGTGTTCTTTTGACCCAATCCGCGTTTGATAGAGCCGCATCAAGCTTGATCATCTGACTGGCTTTCTAGTTGCGACTTCAGCTTTGCCGCTGCGGCACCTTTCGGAGGCCGTTTCGTTGTGCCCTTCACGATCCTGCCGCGAACAGTTCCGCCAAGTACGACAATCTCTTGCTCTGGCAAGCAACCGAATCCGGTAGTGGGCGTCGACAAAATTCGCGATACCGGCACCGTGACCGTGGCAAGTCCAGAGAGAGGGCTTTGCATGCCATCCGCAAAATCGACAGCCGTGCGCCTGTTCAGCGAAAAACTTGACGCTGGCTGAAGACGTATCTCGGCATCGTCAGACTCTTGGATATTGCCCTGCACGAAACCGCGATGCAGCGTCAGCTCCGTGATTCCTTGTTCACGAAAATACTTCTGAGTTGCTTCGTACTGCGCTCGCACAACCCGACGGACGGCGGCGCTCTCCGCAACCATTTGCTCCTGTTGCTTGCTCTGAAGAATTTTTTCTGGAGTTGCGTTTCTCATGCGTCCGTACTGGCCCAAGTGGCCCAGGTCGGCGCTCTTCAGTTCTGGAATTTCCGACTGAAGTTCGCTTGCGATCGCGCGCTGCATGCCAACGGCGGCGGGGATCGTGTCTCCCGAGGTAAGCGCCCACTGATCAACCATTCCGCTGACCAGCGCGGAACGCCTTTCAAGCCCCGGCATCGACTCGTGGCCGTCTTGCTTGATGCCGAAACTCAACGCCGCCAGGAGTTCATCAGAAACGTCCTCTTCCGATACGGATTCCGCAATCGCCCCAGAAATCGAAGCAGTCACTTGGCCTTTTAGCCGTGCTCTCTCTTTGACCTGCTCTGGGTCTGCTCCTGACTCGGGTTGCATTGATTTTTCAGAAACGCCGCGAAAGACTCGCTGGCGATCATCCGGCGTGACTTCGCCATCAGCGCTGCCGACAGTTGCGCCACTAGAACTTCCTCCTTCGTCGCCCAACGATCCGCCATCGCTACCACCAGAACCCCCCGCGACTTCGCCACCGCTCCCGCACTTATTGCCCGGCTTGAAACCGCCTGCCCCCGTGCCGCAGTCTCGATTCTGCTGAAGCGACCTCGCGGGGGCGTCTTCGACCACCGGCACCGGCTGCGGCTGCGCATCCGCTGCTACTGCCGGTTGACGCTCGACCACCCCTGCGAGGATCGCGTCGATCTGTGCGGGCGGGATGCTCGGGAATGACGCAGCGATCATCGCCGCCGCACCCTCGCGGGTGACGAGACCGTCGGAGATCGACTGCACGATCGCGATGAGCCCGGTGATCTGGGCACCGTTGAGGCTGACCTCTGCGACCTGGGGCGTGGCGTCCTCGACGACTACCTCCTCGACGACCGGAGCGGGCTCGCCTTCGGCTGCGGCCACGCCGCCCTCGACCGCTTGGCCGTCGATGCCGCTGCCCTCTTGCTGCTGGGCGAGCACGTCATCGACCGACGGCGGTGCCCCGAGCGTGCCCATGTTCAGCGGGCGATACCGTTCGTCTCCGCCCTCAACCGGGTTGCGGTTCTCCAGTTCGAGGATGTCGTTCGTCGAGAGCGCCCCGATGTCCCACATCGCCCGGTAGTACGCCGAGCGGCTTGCGGCGTCGCCACGCATGAGCCCGCGAACGTCGAACTCGACGAAGTACCTGTCGTCGTCGCTGATGAGGTCGCGCTGAAACGCCGACTCAAAGCGACGCAGCCACGGGAGGATCGTGTGCTGCACGTAGTCGAGCCCGGCGTGTTCCACCGAGCCGGGACTCGTCTCGGCACCGAGCAGGTGGAGAGGCACGCGAAAGAGCCGGGCGATCTCAGCCAACTGCCACTTCCGAGCCTCGATGAACTGCGAATCGTGCATCGACGCTTGCGGGATCTCGATCGGCTTGAGCCCGCCGACGAGCACCGCCGTGCGGTTGCTGTTGTTCACG